TAAATGAGGTATTAGATGAAATCCGTCCGTATGTAGAAATGGATGGAGGTTATCTTGAGTTTGTTGCAATAGACTATCTTAAAGATGGTCCTATTGTGATGGTAAGAATGTTGGGTGCTTGTGCAGGATGTGCTATGAGTGCTCAGACATTAACTATGGGTATTGAGAAGTTGGTTAAAGAGAAATTCCCAGAGGTAACATCAGTAGTGTCAGTGTAATGGAACAGTATACATATCCTCATCATGCAGAAGATAAAGAAAAACTATTTGGTATTGTTGCAGATGACGCTGGGGATAATTTGCCGGAATATATCTGCAGAGATGTATCTCCTTGTTGTCATGTAACAAATTTCGATATAATTGCAGAAAAATTTGAAGTGCAGAAATTTATAAAATGGTTGGAAGAAACAACAAATGCAAAGTTATATAATATTTGGGGAATTATATATGGGGATCAAGGAGGAGTGAAATTTCATACTCATAAGAGTGAACCTGCTGTATACTCATTTGTCTATTATATCAATGTACCTGAAAATAGTAGTCCATTAATGTTTCCTGAGACAAAAGAAATTGTTCCTGCAGAAGAAGGTGGGTGTGTAGTATTTGATCCTAATTTATGGCATGGAGTTCCTCCAAGTAATCATTCTGGTAGATGTATATTATCGGGTAACTTGAGTAATGGATCTTGACGACCAGTTTAATCTTGGGCATTTGTTCCTTAAAGAAAGGAAATGCAGAACTTGTGGAGAAACAAAAGATTTAATTGATGGTTTTTATCTTACACGTAGAAACAGAGGAGTATTACCATCTTCCTATGCATATGAATGTAAGATATGTACGGTTAGACGAATAGTTAAAAAACGAAGAAAAAATAAAACCCCTCCAGAATGGTCTTATCCTGACTGGTAGTATGTTCATGTAGTGTTTCCCCATTGAAAAGCTTTAATCAATAAATAAGTTTAGGGTAATCAATGAAGTTCTTCAAGGGGCACTAACATGGCGTTAAATTTAGTCTCACCAGGCGTAAAGGTCAAGGAAGTTGATCTTACAATAGGACGTATCGATGACGTAAACGATCAAGTGGGCGCTATTGCTGGTCCTTTTGAGAAAGGTCCTGTCAACGTACCTATTCTGGTAGAAACAGAGCAAGACTTACTCCAAACATTCGGAAAACCAAGTTCAGTAGATGGACAGTACGAATATTGGATGTCTGCATCTTCCTTCTTATCATATGGAGGAGTACTCAGGGTAATTAGAACCGCTGGAACAAATCTTTCAAACGCTAATGCTCCAGTTGGTGTTGCTGTTACAAACCTTTCTATTGAATCTTCCGAGGATTACTACAATAATCATACCACTGATGGTAACTGGTTGTTCGCTGCAAGGAACCCAGGCTCATGGTCAAATGATTTAAAAGTTTGCGTTATTGACGGTCAAGCAGACCAGAGACTTGCGATTGGTACTGATGGACTTAACGTTGGATACGCTGTTACCGCTGGTTTCTCAACAAGTGTTGGTCTAAGTGATGGTACTGTAGGAATTGAAACTGGATTCCTTAAGGGACTAATCACAAATATCGGTAAAGATTGGTTTGATGTTAAGGTTGTATCTAAGTTCAACTCATCAACTAATGTTTGGTCTAATGTCGATTACGAGGAAGGATCTTCAACTGCTTCTTTCCAAGGATACTCAGAAGGTATCTTCAATTGGCAGACAGGAACAACAGGACCTATCAACTATCCTAACCGTATTAGAATATTTGATGAGACTGGTACTGAACAAAGAGTTGAGAGAACAAGATTCCAAGCAACAGTTGGAATTGGTTCTACTCAAATAGATTTTGGACCAGATCTTAATACCTTTAAGGCATTCGTTGGTGACCAAATTAAGTCCCTAAACGGAACATATTCTGGTAACATCGTTGGTTATACAACAGATGCTGAACCACAAATTATTATGGACACCGCTGCTACAGTGGCGTTCGCAAATACAGACTTCATTGTTATGTCTGGTATTGGTAGTGGAATTAACCTACGTGTAGGAAACACTGCTACAGACTGGTACAATCAACAGACTCTTGGATTAACTAATAGTACTGTTTACTGGAAAAACCTTGCTCCTAAGCCTGCAACAAGTGCTTACTCTAAGGAAAGGAATTCCAGATTTGATGAAGTTCATGTTGCAGTAGTCGATGACTCTGGATCTGTAACTGGAACTGCTGGAAACATTATAGAGAAGTGGACTGGATTATCTAAGGCTGCAGACGCTAAGATCTCTCCATCTACAGACATCTATTACAAGAATTACGTTGCTAATTACTCTGACAGTATCTTTGTTGGTGCTGCACAGACAGGTATAGGACTCAACTTCAGTTCTGCTGGTGGTTATACCATCGATTCAACTGGTACTTGGGGACAAAATGCACAAGGAGTTGTATTTAATGGCTCTGGTTCTAAGACCTATACACTTGCAAACGGAGTAGACTACGATGGTGTTAATCGTTTCAATGTGACCCTTGGTCAGGTTGTAAATTCTTATACTGTAGTCGAAAACCCTGCTGAGTATTCAGTTAACTACTTGATACAGGGTCCTTCTGGTGGATCTTCCATCTATGAAGCACAGGCCAAGGCTAACAAACTAATTCAGATTGCAACAACCCGTAAGGATTGTATCGCATGTATTTCACCATACAGATCTGGAGTTGTTGGTTTAACGAACTCTGATACACAGACAAACAATATTATTACATTCTATGATAGTCTTGCTTCAAGTTCTTATGCAGTCTTTGACTCTGGTTATAAGTACACCTTTGATAGGTTCAATAACACATTCCGTTATGTTCCTCTAAATGGTGATGTTGCTGGATTAATGGCAAGAACCTCGATTAATTCTTATCCTTGGTTCTCACCTGCTGGAGCTACCAGAGGTACAATCAACAATGCAATTAAACTTGCATACAACCCATCACAATCACAAAGAGATCTTCTATATCCTAAGAGAATTAACCCAGTTATCTTCTCTTCTGGTGCAGGTATGGTCTTGTTTGGTGATAAGACTGGACTTAAAGAGTCTTCCGCTTTCGATCGTATCAACGTTCGTCGCTTGTTCCTCACTATTGAGGCAACAATCGAGAGAGCTGCTAAGTCACAACTCTTTGAATTCAACGACGTTCTTACAAGAACAAACTTCTTGAACATTGTTGAACCATATCTACGTGATGTTAAGGCTAAGAGAGGAATCACAGACTTTGTGGTTATCTGTGACGAGAGTAATAACACACCTGATGTTATTGACTCTAATCAATTCAAGGCAGACATATTTGTGAAGCCTGCCAGGTCGATCAACTTTATCGGTCTTACCTTTGTTGCAACCAGAACTGGCATCAGCTTTGATGAAGTTATTGGTTCTGCTTGATTTAATAAATAACAACGAAGAGGTTCTAAAGACATGGCCAATTATCCAAAAGTAGGCGCACGTACAATCGACGACTTTAAGTCGAAGTTAATCGGTGGAGCAGCAAGACCCAATCTATTTGAGGTCGAACTTGCTTTCCCAAGTTTTATCTCGGCCGATCAAAGGCTTAATGATAACTCTCGTTTCATGGTGAAGGCTGCAAACCTTCCTGCATCAAATATCAACGTGATTGATGTTCCATTCCGAGGAAGGAACCTCAAGATCGCTGGAGATAGGACATTTGATATATGGACAATTACAGTCATTAACGATGTAACATTTGATCTGAGAAATGCATTTGAACAGTGGATGAACGGAATCAACAAGCATGACAATGCTACTGGTTTCATTAATCCAGTTCAGTATCAGACAAACGCTCAGGTCTATCAGTTAGGACGTAACACAGAAAATAGTACAACTGGATTCCCAAATTCTATTAAAGGTAAAGTTCCTTCCGCTGCTGAGAATGTTCCAGTACTTAAGAAGTACCTCTTCCACGGAGTATTCCCAACAAACGTAAGTGCGATTGACCTTTCTTACGATTCTGCTGATACTATCGAAGAATTTACAGTAGACCTCCAAGTCCAATGGTGGGATGCTTTCGATGAGAACGACGCTGGTATTCTTGATACCGAAACTGATACAGCTGTAACTCTTGACAGAGGTATTGGATAAAGATGACTAAATAACTGGGTAAGGTCCCAGTATTGTGTGATTAATGGCTAAATTATTTGGATTTAAAATACAGAAGGACGATGCCGACGCTAAAGGTGTCGTCTCGCCTGTACCTAAGTCTGAGGAAGATTCCTCGGACTATTATGTATCGAGTGGATTTTATGGTCAGTACGTAGACATCGATGGTGTTTATAAATCTGAATTTGATTTAATCAGACGATATAGAGAGATGGCATTGCATCCCGAAGTGGACAATGCAATAGAAGATATTATAAATGAAGCAATTGTTTCAGATCAAAACGATTCTCCAGTACAGATAGATTTAGAGAATCTTCCAGGCTCTGATAAACTAAAAGAATTAATTAGAGAAGAATTTAAAACAGTTAAAGAACTCATGAACTTCGATAAGAGGTGTCATGAGATTTTGCGTAATTGGTATATTGATGGTCGAATCTTTTACCATAAAGTAATAGATCTTAAGAAACCAGAAGATGGATTGCAGGAAGTAAGATATATTGATCCTCTTCGTATTAAGTTTATAAGAAAATTAAAAGATGATAAGTCCTTGAAAGGAGTTATTGATCGAGTTAATCAACAAAATCCTGGCGACGTTAAGAATCCAGAGATTGATGAGTATTATCTTTATGATCCTAATGCTCATCAAGCAAAGAATAATATGGGTGCCATTGGGCAACCAGCATTTAAGAATCAACAGAGACCAGTAAAGATTGCTCCAGACGCAATAACATTCTGTCACTCTGGATTGGTAGATAGAAATAAGCAAACCATTCTTTCTTATCTTCACAAATCCATTAAGGCACTCAATCAACTTAGAATGATTGAGGACTCTCTTGTTATCTACAGGTTGAGTCGTGCTCCTGAAAGAAGAATTTTCTATATTGATGTAGGTAATCTACCTAAGATAAAAGCGGAACAATACCTCAAAGAGGTAATGAACCGTTATAGAAACAAGTTGGTATATAATGCATCAACAGGTGAGATCAGAGATGATAGAAAGCA